ACATTTCGCGGGGAGAAGTTTTCAAAAATATACATGCCTCTTGTTGCCATACTACAACTCCTTAATGATTAATCGTTAATTGTAAAAACCCAAAAATGAGTGTGACCTATGTGTAACTCGTAAATAGCTGGTACGACCTTATACATATAATTATGTGACTTTGGCACATATTGGACCACGCGCCTAAAAGGACCAACGTTTTGATATGAGGTTACTGCCCATAGATCCGGGAAACCCCACCCCTCAGGGTGTGCGTTACTTGCGGAAAATTCAGGGTGATATTGACTGGGCGATACGTCGCTGTAAATATAAAGATCGCCACATTTACCGTTGCTAAACGATTCGTGTATTACCTGTTGTTTTGTGAGTTTACCCATGTGATAACTCCAAAGAAATTAAGATTAAAATGGTATTACTACAAATGTAGTATGGGGGTACGATTATCCCAACACCACAAAAGTTTGCTATATAGGGGAGTTTTTAAAAAGTTGTGAATTAATTTTCAACCAATTCATAATATACAATATCACACTATCTTAATATCTTTCATAATTATCAATAGGTTACTCACAATGGACTCATCAAATGTATATTATACTGATCAATTATTATACAAGAGTCGGGGACGCGCGAGCACATTACTCCGTAAAAAAGTTTTTGTAACTTTTCAAAAATGGGTCTATATAGTAAAGTTAATTTCATGCCACTAGCTAAAAGAACGCACAAACCAAAACTTGAAGTCGTAGCTAACCCCCGCACTGAAAAAAAGATCACACCTAAACAAGAAGAATTTGTAAGGATTTACTGTTGTGAGGACGTAAGCCAAACTGAAGCAGCGGTACGGGCTGGATACTCCAAGAAATCAGCACACGCCATAGCGTCACAGCTACTTAATGGATCACACTATCCGCACGTTGTTGTTAGGGTGCATGAGGTAAAACAAGAGTTAGCCCAAAAATACGAGGTTAGCTTTGAAAGCCACGTAAGAAAACTAGCTGAAATTAGAGACCTAGCTATGAATGAAGGATCTTATGCTGCTGCCGTAGCTGCCGAGAAAAACAGAGGCCAAGCTGCTGGATTATACATTGAGCGTAAAGAAATCCTACATGGAAAGATTGACTCAATGAGTAAAGAAGAAGTATGGAAAGAGATCCAGAAACTACACGATGAATACCCTGCCTTGGCTGCGGTTGGTGAGGGGAACGTGCTTATTGAGGGCGAGGTTGAAGAAGCCGGAAAGTAAATTATGGCAACAACTCCGTGATGGTACAAAGCATTGTGACGTGTTTTGGACAAGGTTAGAGTCATGGGCTACTCCTGGAATACCAGACTGTCATGGCATCGTTGACGGATTCCCCTTTTGGTTAGAACTCAAGCTTCACAGCTTAAAGTCCCTTAAATATGTAAATCTCAGCCCACATCAAATAGCGTGGCAAATAAGATATAGTGGGAAATCAGGGTGTGTCTTAAACCTTGTTGGTCATCCTTCCTCTAACTCTATAAATATATTTAGAGGAGAGAGGGCAATGGACATTGGACCAACAAGAGATAGGAAAGAAGAGTTGACCCCTGACTGGGAGTCAGTTAAGCCTTATGATTGGGAGGGGATGCTAGACTTTATTCTTTCGCAGAAGAAGAAGAAATAATCGTCTCTAGTCTACTCACCTCGGCTCTTGTCTACTCACCTCTGCTCTTGTCCAATCGTTTCACGTGAAACATGATCATTATAGATCTTTGCCGATCGTCAATGGACAGGCATAAAAAATCCCCCGCGAGGGGGGATTAGCTTAGGGGTACTGATTAATAAAAACTACTTGATTTTGACTGCTGGTGTAACAACTAACTCCACTAAAGGCTTGCCGAAAAAGGCATGCTTTTTGTGAACGGTGTTGCTACCTGACAACAACATGCAAAGAGTATTCCCAGTCTTTACATTACCAGTTGTGATTTTCCCACCGGACGCCTTGATTGCCGTAGCAATAACTCCAAGGTTAAAGCTTGCGTCCTTACCACCAACTGTTGCAAGATCCATTTTCATGTAGGCTTTGCTTTTGTTGGTTGCGATGGTGGATTTTTGTACACCAAAAACAGGACATTGCAGTTGGTGACCGCGAGTCCCTGTATTGGTGCAGAACATACCTGACTCATGCTTAACCCAATTGCTTGGATTAATGCCTAATGAATTAAAAAACTCAGTAGGCCGTACAGTTATATTGGCCAGACTACCCGCAGCATTGTTAGTAGCGAAATCCAAAATGCTACTGCCTGTTGCCCAACCAGATTTAGGAAGTGTGTAAACAGCACCAGGATTCAGGTTTGCTATTTTCACGGTAGTGCCAGAAGTTTTTACAGATTTTGGCGTTGCTGTGTTGTTTGATTTAACCATTGATAAAGTCCCATGCTTAGTACCCCTAAGCATTAGTTCATTATACATATACCACATCTTAACACAAGTACTGACTTCCATTTTGCAGACCGTCAATTTCCTACCTAGAGAGGGGATCCCTACCCGGAGAAGAAAAGACTAGAGTTTATGCAGTATGGGTATATATACTCATATACATAGTATAATCTAGTCATCTCGTCTCGTCTCGTCTCGTCTCGTCTCTTTTAGCTGATCCTGGCTGAAAACATCTTGTGCTAACTCTTCGCTACTCGCTGCCGTAATGTANGGGCATGCTTATATTAATTGCTTTTTATATATTACTNGTNTTNATACTGTATAAATAACCAGTGTTTTTGTTACAATTTAACACAATTTAACACNANTATTGCTTGTGTTAATAAGTGTTAAATGNTTNAATNACCNTGCTTTGTAAATAAACACACGGGNAAATATTATGCAAAAAGGTAAAAATACAGTTAAGACCAGCACTGTTAAAACAGCTGGCATAGCCAACTTAAATGCAGGTGCTGTATATATAGCACCTACTAGCGGTTGGTGTACTGGCGCAAGTGTAGCGCAATTTGCTGCTAAGCATGCAGCGGGTAGCTTAGCCAATATTATTGTGCAGCCTACTGCTTACTTTATTAGTTTAGGCATTACGCCAGCTAATTGGGTTAAGCATGCAAGTGGCATGTTTTGCACTAACACTGGTACGCGCGGCCACCAGTTACAGTGCTACTTGCAAGGTGTGCAAGCCAGCACTATAGCAACCAATAAGCGCAAGGCATTTAAAACAATGCAACTTGCAACTATTGGCGGCAATGGTGCAAGCAATAACCTTGGCGTTATAGCCAAAGCAGTTACCGCAAGTGGTGGTAAAATTATTACGGGTAACATTGCAAGTGGTAATACACTTTGCATGTTGCTAAGCGGTACTAATAGCGCAACCAAAAAGCATGCGTTTTTTGGCAAGCCCTTAGTACAATTGGTAGTTAAACCAGCTGTTACTATTAAGTAACAGCTACCTTAAAACTTTTACAAAGCGGCCTGCTAGGTTTACATAACTAGCAGGTTTTTTGTTGCCTGTAATAAACTAATAAAAGGTACTTGGCACCTTTTTAAAGTGCCACTTGTAACACTTTAGACGCGCACCCCCCCTGAGACATAATAGCCATACCCGTAAGGGTGTGGGTATAGTGATTGCCACGAATCTACAGGTAGGTAAAAATTATTAAATACCTACCCCCCTAAAACACTGACTATTGGTTAGGTTCATTGTCCTAAAAAAATTTTCGATATATTATGAGAATATGAGCACTGATCAATTATTGACCATCCCAGAAGAGCGGCTAAAGAATTATGCTGCTTTGTTAGAAAGAGCTAACTTAATAAAGACGTCTGCAAAGGCTCGCACAGGGTTTATGGACTTTGTGCAGTTGGCGTGGCCTGAGTTTATAAATGGTTACCACCATAAGATAATGGCAGATAAGTTTGACAGATTGGCAAAGGGTGAGATAAAGCGGTTGATTATTAATATGCCGCCCCGCCATACTAAAAGTGAGTTTGCCAGTTATATGTTACCCGCATGGATGATGGGGCGTGACCCTAAGTTGAAGATAATGCAGACAACGCACACAGCGGAGTTGGCGTTTAGATTTGGCCGTAAGGTGCGTAACCTTATGAACAGTGATGAATACAGACGTATATTTGAGAATGTTACGTTGCGAGCCGATAGCCAAGCTGCCGGACGTTGGGAGACCAGTGGTGGTGGTGAATATTTTGCGGCAGGTGTGGGTGGTGCAGTAAC